CAAACAAGTGACTTTCTTCCTCTAATCCATTTTGTGACTCTTTTCTCACTTGTAAGCTGTTTAAAATATTCTTCATCCACATCATTTGGAAAATGTAGTGTTGATTCATTAATATCTGTAGATAATCTTGCAAAAATAGCTTCTTTTGCTGAATCTGTGCCAACTCCATATAAAACAGCTTTATTTTTTCCCACATAAGTTGGTTTATTGGCTATTGGCTTGCCTGCAACACTTAAACCCTTGATTGCAAATATTCTTCTAGCCTGTCGTGGTTTAGTAAATTGATAAACGGCATTTGTTGACAATCCACCTGAATCGATAGTGCAACAAGATATAGGTATTAATCTTTCTGATTCAGTTTTAAATCTTTTTTTAAGAAAAGCATCTAAATCTGACCAAACATTAGCAGCGTTGGGATCGCCCCAAAATATACGATGGTCTATAACCCACGCTTCGTAATTTCTCCCAAATCCTGTAAGAGTGACCTCAATCCTATCTTTTTGAACATCACATCCTGCAACAATAACTAAAACATCTTCAGGAACTGTAGTATGGTCATAATTTAATCTTCTTTGTAATAAAGTGTCATACTCTACTGCATCACCTTGTTCTTCCCATGACTCGCCCAAAGATGTATTGATAAATGTTTTTAATGTTTCAGGATTCTTTTTAGCTTCAAGAAAGTTAATAGCCATTTCTGCCCATGTTGACCAAACACTATAAAGTTCTGATATATGAAAACCAGCTACATTGCTAGTTTTATTAGTTGCTCTCCACTCTCCTTTTTTAACCATCCATTGTTTTTTAGATTCTTCAATAACTGATCCACATTCTTCGCAAGCATAGGCAGCAGTTTCAGGCTTGTTTTCTTCCCAAATAACATTTTTCCATTTTAAAACTTGTTTATGGTCACATTCAGGGCATGGCACATAGTAATAGCGTTGATCTGATTCTTCAAAAGCTGATTCAATAACAGACAATCCTTTTATGGTTGGAGTAGAACACATAAATATTTTTCTATTCCAAAATGTCTTGGTTCTAGCAGTTGCAAGTGCAACAGGTGAACCCTCACTACCAGCACTTAATTCATATCTGTCCACTTCATCCATTAATAAAATTCTAATTGGTCTTGAAGCAAGTCCAGCAGCAGAATTAGAGCCAACTATTGTTAAATGACCACCAGCAAACTTTTTGTGCATAGTTGTATTGCCTGAATCTCTACTCCTTGCATCTTTTACACATCCTCTAATCTTTTCACTATCTCTTATCATTGCTGAAAGTCTGTCTTTACTAAATGCCTGTCCCATTTGTAAAGTGGGTTGCGTTATTAATATTGGTGAAGCATCTTGGTCTATATAATAACCAATAGCATTAAGTATGATTTCTGTTTTACCAACTTGCGAAGAAGTCATAACAACTATTCTTTCAATACTAGGATCATTGAAAGTGTCCATTATCTCTCTTTGATACTCTGCTCTGTCAGTTCTCCATTGACCAGCTTCAGCACTAGATTCAGGCGATAGTTTTCTATATCTATCTGCCCAATCAGATATTTTCAGATTTGGTGGACTTTTCCATATTTGGTTGGTCTTGTTCACCACTTCTTCTATATTTTTCAGGTATTCCATTTTCACTCAATTCATCAAGTGCTTCATGCACTTGTTCTTTTATCATTAATTCTGCTTCAGCATATTTTTCAACAGTTATAACTTGGTGGGCAACTCTTGATGGTATGCCTAATAGCTTGGCTCTTGCATTGGCTACATAGTCTGACCAAGTATCTTGGACTAAATTAGCTGGTATAAGGTTGCCCTCTAGTTCTTCAACCTCTAATTCAGCTTTTCTTGCTTGTGCTGCTGTTAATTTGGTCTTTTCTTCTGCAATATCGCCTGTTCCTGTCTTTTTGTGATAACCAGCAAGTTTTCGCAAGTAAGATATGTATGCAATTCTGCAAACATCTATGTTTAAAGGACTTCTACCCATTTTTGAGGGTAAAATACCATCTTTTATCAATTCTGATATGCGTTTTACGCTTAAATCAAGGTGTTCTGCGACTTCTTTTTGGGTACTCATAAAATATAAAATTACCCAAATATATATAGCCTGTCGCTAAAAAAAATATGTGGTGCGAATAAACCCACATTGGATTGGTAGAAAGAACCTAGATTGCTCATTTAGCTGTTTTCAATGCTTTATTTAAGGCATTTGTAAGGTTCTTGTTAAACTTACTTGCTGCATACTTTTGAGCAATGGTATAAAAAGGTAATTTAGGCTTGTAATTAGCACTATTTCTTAATGCTATTATTAATTTTAATGTATTGTCTTTTTGCCTTTCCCAAACACCTGTAATACCATTAATTGTTTGTAAAAATTGTGATTGTTTTTTTATTAACCCTGTCCTCTTTCCTATAATATTTCCATATTTATTTAATTTAGCGTTCTTGGTTGGGATAGAAAACTTTTTGCCACTTGATCTAGTTCCACCATCAATTTGAAATTTTAAATACTTTTCAGCAGCTTCCCTGATAAATAAAATACCAATTAGTTTGGTTTTCTTTGCCCTATCAACTAGAAAACTTTTAACAGTAAATGGAGTTGGATTGTCTAACTTTTGCTCTGTTTGTTTCATCATAACTTTTCTAGTTTGAAACAATGTTTGGTTAATAGCATTAGCAGTAGCAAATGGTATTTGTTTCTTCTGAACTGATGTAGTCCATTTAGTTATCTCTTTTATATTTGTTTTGACATTAACCTGCATACTTATTCCAATTTGTTTTGCTATTAAATTTAAGTCCTATTTCTTTTGCTTTTCTTCTAATAGTTGTTTGGCTACATCCAAACTGCATAGCTGTAAGCCTTGAACTTTGACCATCCTTAATTTTTTGTTTTAGTTTATTTTTATCGATATTATGTTTCATGTTTGTTAGTTATAAATTTTTATAATAATCAATTAATTCTTTTAAGTAAAATTCTGCTTTCTCTAGGTCTTGGATATTTGCTTCTTTATCTTTGTGCCTGTAGATATATTTAATTATATTACCCTCTAGGTAAGATGGGAAACCTGATTTGGTTTGTTGTCTAATTATATCCAAGCATGGATGTTTGCCCTGATAGTGTGGTGGTTTATTTACTAAATCTATTTTAGCCATTTGCTTTTCTCCTTTTGGTTAATTCTCGTTTACATTTAATTCTTAACTTGGGACTTGCTTTTGGATCAAAAGCTATCCGTTCTAATTCATTTTTATGCGTTGCGTGCAAATAAAAATGCTCTGTTGTTGTCTTACCTGTTTTGCGATTATATGTCTTTACGCTTTTCTTTAGTTTTGTTGGCATGGTTTCTCCTTGTTTCCTAAAATAATGTGCATTTTCTTTCTTGTATGATTTCACAGTATTTTTCATCTACCTCATAACAAACAGAATCATAACCAAGATTGTTTGCCACAACTCCTGTTGTTCCAGATCCAGCAAAAACATCAATGATTAGTTCGTTATCTTTTGCTGTAGTTTTAATAATCTTGCTAATCAATTCTTCTGGTATTTGACATGGGTGTTCTGTCTTTTCTTTGCTCACATTTTTAACTTGGTTTATGTTCCACCAATCGTAAAGTTTTGCACCTGTTTTACCTTCAGCTATTCTTTTTTGTATTCTCTTATCATTTAGATTTTTATATGGCTGCCTTACCTTTCTAAAATCTGGCTTACAACCCCACCAACTAATTAATCTGCTTTGTTTACCTGTGTTGCTGTTGTAAACCCAGCACACAACCTGTTCACATTTGGTTTTAATGGCTTTGGGTAATAAGTTAATTGTTTCTTCTGGATAGTGAATAATTACACAGGGAGTTGGTATGTTTGATAATAATTTAATATATTCATCTTCACTCATTCGGTCTTTATATTGATTGTAGGCATAACCTTGATTGTATGGCGGATCTGTAATTACTAAACCATCTGGAACATCGCACTCCCTAAAATCTTTATTTATTACTTTTAAATTTTTATTTACTTGCAATTTCCTTTCTCCTTTTTAATTTTCTCTTTCTTTTCCTTTTTTTTCTTTCCCCAAATTAGTTCCCAAGTATCCCTATACTTGTTGTTATCTCCCTTTCTTCTTTTACTGCCCTTTCCCATAAGTAATTTTTTTAAATGTGATATCTGTATTTAAAGCTCCTTTAAAATCTTCTTTTATTTTTAGATAGTCAGGATGAACAAATCTAAATAGTTCTTCCATGCTAAAAACAACAATATCTTTATCGTTCTTATATTTAGATTTTAAGTTTGATAATTGTAAATCTGAATCACAAACAATAGCTACTTTATTTTTATCATATTGATAGCATTTTTCATCTACAGATAATTTGGTATAGCCGTTTTCTATAGCCTGTTTAATCAATGTGTCCCATGCTCTATACATCATTTCAATCATTTGTATTTTCTTTTTAACAGCAGATTCTCCTAAAGCATTTTTAAAAACCATTTCAGCTTTACTAAATTTAATTTGTAATTTCACATCTACACATTTATTTAATCTTTTAATACCACCCCAATCTATGTTCATTTGAGTTTCAAATGATCTATATTCTTTTAATTTGCTTTTAAATGTTTCTTCTAAATAATTCATAACTTAAAGGGAACATTTACAGGGATGAGGGATATACCATAGGTATATATCCCCTCACTCCCTGATAATTATTGTTTTTCATATAAAAACTCCCTCAAACTCCCTGTAAATTCCCTGCAATTCCCTGTAAAACTCCCTCTAGTCAAACTTTGGTGCAATCTTGTTATATTCCATAGACTGATAACCAGCACTTTCCTCGTACTTAACAACACCAATTTCAACCAACTTGTGCAGCATTTTCTTAATACTGTCTAAACTTTTTGTATTTCCATTAGCATCAATTACCTTGCCATCTAAATCTTTTGGATAAAAATACTCATCTTCAGGGTTTTCTTTGTTCTTAAATATGGCTTCTCTTTCTAATGAATCTAATACCAACTGCTGTGGATAAGTTAAACTGTCTTTCTTTTTAAAATCTATTACAGTTTCTTCTAAATATCCTGATGTTAATTCAAGTCCCTCACCAATGATTTCCACCTCTTTAAACTTAAAGTTCTTTTCTTCCATGCCCTGCCCATCTTTATTAAGGCTTTGCTTGAAATTAACAAACATATCAGAGCCTTTATCTACTCTTTCTACCTTAAATTCATAATCTAAAGATGCACCCAAAACACTTGATCCTCTCCCTCTGCTAGAATTACCATGCCCTGTATGATGAACTAAAGCCACACAACACCCATAATTAGTAATAATTTGGTCTAATTGATTAATAAAATTGCCTACATCCTCTGCACTATTCTCATTACCAATAAAATTCCTTTGGAATGTATCTATAACAATTAAACCAATTTGTCCCTCTTTTTCTTGCACTAACTCTATTTGTTCCTCTAATTTAATAAAATCTTCAGGATCATTAATTCTTACTCCTCTATCAGATAAATATAAAGGTATTTCTTTTAGGCTATACATACCCTGCTGCCATGCAGATAATCTTCGCCTTACTCCTCTTACACCCTCACCTACTAGATATAAGACAGGCTTTTTAAATGATTCATTACCATAAAATTTCTTACCTGATGCAATCGCACAACTCATAGCAATAGCTAGAAATGATTTACCTGATTTAGCAGCACCAAATACACATAACAAACTTTCTTCCTCGCAAACATCTTTTATTAACCACTTTGGATTAGTGACTTGCTGCAACACCTCATCGGCTCTAGTGAATGTAATACTCCCTTTAGACTTGGGTAATACAAACTCATCAATATAGGCTTCAAGGGCTTTAGAATCCTTAAAATAGCCACTTTCTTTGGCATCCCACAAATCATCTTTATCTGCAAAATCTCTTGGTGGGTAAACTACTTTAATGCTCTTACATTTGCCCTTTAATAACTTCTCTAAATCATGCCCAAACTTTTTACCAGCTTCATCGTTATCGCACCAAATAACTAAATCTCTATCGTATAATTTTGACCAATCCTGCT